ACAGACATAAGGGACGCCTGGAGGATTCAACGGACGTGTTTGATCGTCGGGCGAAGAGTCGTCGGAAAAGCAATGGTGGGAAGCACCGTAAATCCGATGGACAAGGGAGGAAAAGAGTACAAGGACCTCTGGAGAGATTCGGATCCCGAGGACAGGAACGCGAATGGGAGAACCAGGAGTGGCCTTTATAGACTCTTCATCCCTGCATTTGAATCCCTAGAAGGATTCTTTGATAAGTTCGGTAACCCAGTTGTCAATGATCCAGACAGGGTCATAGAAGGACTTGATGGTGAGGACATCATCTTTGGAGCAAAGACCTACCTAAAGAACGAAAGACAGAGCCTCAAGCACGATCCCTCTGAGCTAAACGAGGTGACGAGACAGTTCCCGTTTACAACGGATGAGGCCTTTCGGGATAGCATCGACGGCAGCCTGTTTAATATCGGTAAGATCTATGAGCAGATTCAGTACAATGACGATCTGTTCCCCAACCCAGTTGTCAGGGGTAACTTCGTGTGGAAGGACGGTGTCCAAGACACAAAAGTCATCTTCAAGCCAGACGCTAAAGGGAGGTTCAAGGTTGCTTGGATGCCGCCTGACAATCTAAGAAATCTCAAGAAGGAAGAGAGAGGTAAACGTATTGCACCTAATGCAGAGCTGGGGGTAGGCGGGGTTGACTCCTACGACCTTGACGCCACCGTCGATGGACGGGGGTCGAAAGGAGCGCTACACCTGTACAACAAGTTTCACATGGAGCATCCATCGAACATGTTTGTGCTGGAGTATGCGTCCCGTCCGCCTTTGGCTAAGATCTTTTACGAGGATGTCTTGATGGCTGCGGTGTTTTACGGGTATCCTATCTTAATCGAGAACAATAAGTACGGCATCGCAAGATACTTTGAATCAAGGGGTTACGACGGCTACTTAATGGATCGCCCGAAGCACCTGCTTGCTGCCAACAGCGGGATGAAATCGAAGACAAAGGGGATACCATCGAACTCTCAGGATATCATCCAGGCCCACGCTCACGCTATTGAGGCCTTTATCCATGACCACGTAGGAATCAACTACGATACAGGAAATATGGGCAAGATGTACTTCGATCGAACCCTTGAGGATTGGATAGGATTCAAGGTGGACAACAGAACAAAGTTTGACCTTAGTATTAGCTCAGGACTTTGTCTTCTGGCTGCTCAAAAAGCTAAGAAGAAAAGGGAGGCGACCAACTTCGTAGACAAGAAATTCTTCAGAAGGTACAAAATGTAAGGTCACCGCCGCATTTACTATATTTGCACAAATGATGACCTTTCCCGAGAATGTATAATTTCAGCGACAAGCCAAAAGACGGCAAGAGCTTCCCAAACCCCTTGGCTCCTGCAGAGGAGAAAGAAACCAAGGCTTACGGGTTGGGCTACGCCAAGGCGATTGAGGCACAGTGGGGAAGCGTAAACGACAACAGCTCCGTGTTCAAGAAGCGTTACGACGTCTTCAACAAGAACAGAAAGTACGCCAATGGCACTCAGGACGTTTCTATTTACAAGAAGCTTTTGACGTCATTGGATCCAAACGGGAATGATGGAACGCTTCTCAACCTTGACTTCACTCCCGTTCCTATACTACCAAAGTTTGTTCGCATCGTTGCAAACAACATTCTGTCTAAATCTCCTCACCCAAATGTAGAGGCAATAGATCCTCTTTCGTCTTCCTACAAGGACATAGAGAAGAAGAAGATTGAGGCCGAGGTTCAAGCCAAAGCGCAGCTCGCTATGCTCCAGCAGAACACGGGGATGATAGTGACTAGAGATGTGTCAGAGATCCCAGACACTCTTGAGGAGGCTGAGATCTTTATGGGCACAAACATTAAAACAGATGCTGAGATAGCTGCTCAGGTGGCTACCAACATGACCATGGAGTGGAACGAGTTCAATGATACCACGTTCCGCCGATGTGTCCAAGACCTTGTCACTTGTGGCATGGCAGTCACCAAGAGAAGCAACGATCCAAACTATGGGCTGAGGGTTGATTACGTCGACCCCATCAATTTCGTTCACAGCTACACAGAGGACCCTAACTTCTCTGACGTTGTTTACGCTGGGCACGTAAGACAGATTCCCATTCACGAACTGAAGAGGCTTGCTGGTGATGAGCTGACAGAAGACCAGTATCAGAAGATCGCAAACAAGTTTGCGGGCAAGTACGGGAACAACTCATCAAAGCTCAACCGTAGAGTCAGAAATGAAATGTCTGGCCACATGGAGTACGGGTATGACGACTACTTGGTTGACATCCTCGACTTTGAGTTCTTGACTGTTGATTGCATCTTCTTCGAGGAGAAGGAAAGCAGATTCGGAAACGTTGGTTTTTACTTCAAGGGCAACTCATACAAGGAACGCCCAGGAAGCGTCTTTGAGAGAAAGCCTGTGAAGATGGATGTGACCACTGTTTACGGTGGTAGCTATGTCCTCGGTTGTGGCCACCTGTTTGACTACGGTAAAAAGAAGAACGTACCTAAGAATGCTCATGACATCTCCAAGGCGAGAATGTCATATTCTATATCTGCAGCAAACCTTTACGACATGATGCCTAAGTCGCTGGTTGGTAGTTGCTTAGGCTTTGCTGATATGCTTCAGCTCACCCACCTCAAGATCCAGCAGGCCATCGCAAAGGCCAAGCCTGACGGCTTGATCATTGACATAGAGGGGTTGGAGAATGTACAGCTTGGTAAGGGCGGGGAGCTTGAGCCATTGGACTTGCACGACATCTACGAACAGACTGGTGTCTTCTACTACAGAAGCAAGAACCCAGAGGGTGGTTTCCAAAACCCTCCCATCAGAGAGATTGGAAACAGCATCAGAAACATCAACGAGCTTATCGGCATCTACAACCACTACCTGAGACTCATCAGAGACACTACAGGTATTAACGAGGTTACAGATGCAAGCTCCCCCAACAGCGAAGCTTTGGTGGGCGTTCGTGAGCAGGCTATCCAAGCAAGCAACAACGCTATCCACGATGTGGCTGACGCATCTATGCTTCTCTACAAGAGGGTCTGCGAGGACATTGTTAAGTGCCTCCAGATTATCCCCCAGGGAAGCGCTATCTACGAAGCTTACGCCAACGCTATTGGAAAGAAGAACATGGAGGTGTTGTCTTCATTTGAAGACCTTTCTATGTACAACTTCGGAGTCAAGGTTGTGAAAGAGATGGACAACAAGGAGAAGATGGATCTCGAACAGATGATTCAGATCTCGCTTGGCCAGAAGGAGATAGACCTTGAGGATGCCATGGCTATACGCGACCTTAAAGATGTTGATCAAGCGGAGCGCTTGCTCATGGTTCGTCGCAAGAAGCGCAAGCAAGAAGCTATGCAGCAACAGCAGCAGATGGCTCAGCAACAGCAAGAGATGGCTATGCAGCAGCAACAAATGGCCGCTCAGACTGAGGCTCAGAAAATGCAGATGGAGGCTCAGATAGAGATGCAGAAGATTCAAGCCAAGGCAGCTGCCGAGGTTCAAGTTGCTCAGTCTCTGCACGAGCTCCGCAAGGAGATTGAGATCATCAAGGCTCAGGCCACGCTCGGATTTAGAACCGAAGAGCAAGAGTTCAAGGAGAAGCTTGAAGTACTCAAGGAAGACCGCAAGGACGACAGAGTCAAAAAGCAGGCCGTTGAGCAGAGCAAGCTGATGTCTCAGCGACAAGGAAATAGAGGGGAGCTCCCCGAAGGCGTAGATAACGTCCAAATCACCAAATCATAATGGCTACTAAGACAGTAAACTTTGACATAGCTCAGCGGCTGGACATTACGGTTCGGCGCGGAGACACCCTAAGGATTCCCTTTACGTTCTATCAGTCTGACGGAACAACTCCAAAGAACGTATCTACCTACAACTTTTACATGCAGGTTAGGGAGTCTGCTGGTGACGACGGGGTTTTTACTTCTGTTCTTAGTACGGACATGAGCAATGACGGCGTTGACTTTGTAAACATCAGCTCCGCAGACCCTCAGAATACAGCTGGTGGCGTCGTAGGTCAAATTACTATCGACATGGCAAACGCAGAGCAAGGAGTTGTGGTCGTAAAGGCCGACAGGGGTGCAATGAACAACGTGCTTTCAGGTACATACTTCTATGACCTTCAGGCTGAAACAGTTGACGCAAACAACGCTGTAGACAGCGTTTCTACTTGGCTTGCTGGCAAGTTCATAGTCAACGAAGACGTAACTCTGCCGTCAACATAATGCCGCACCCAGACTCCATAAAAGTAGTAGTTGAGGATGCAGCCAACATCTCGGTGGCTGCTGCAGAGTCCTTGGGTAGTGTAGACGTTTCTCCCGAGACCCCAGCTGTAATATCCATAAACACCAACTCTGCACAGATAACTCTTGCGGAGCTTGTGGGTGGCACGCCATTGGAC